TCTATTTGTCTACCTGTTGCAGACATTCCAGATGTCTCAGCTATAGTCGCTGATCCACGATCTATTTGTCGACCTATAGCTGAACCGCCTGAAACTGCGGATATTACTGATGCACCAAGGTTTATGATGTGACCAACCGAGGAAAATCCTGAAGTTTGCGCAGACGTTCCCGCTCCAAGTTTGATAACTATTCCAGCAGAAGTAAATCCTGAAGAAGCGGGAATAGTAGAGCTACCAAATCTTTTTACAGAAGATTCAGCAGTAAAGCCTGATGTTTGGGTGGATGTGGCTACACCAAAATGATAAACGGGAGTTCCATAGTTGGACTTCCCGTATGTGTATAACCCGTAGCCTACTGAGGCCATGGTATTAAGCTAATGTGATGTCTAAATCACCAGCGTCAAATCTGAATACATCTCCTGTTGATACAGTTTTTGAAGTGGTTAAGTTTGCATATGCAAGCAAATTACCACTAGATGAAGCATCTAAAATACCAACTGCAACTACTGTTCCATAATCGGCTGTAGCTGTTGGGTATTCAATTGCTGCTGCGTTTGTCGCTGTTGTAGGGGATGTGCCTGAGACATTAAAAGTAGAGGTCTGTCTTGCATAAGCTCCACCTGTTACTTCAGTACCACCGCCAGTATCAGTAGGTGCTACTGTATACAAAGCAACGTGTTTTGTTGGTTGCGTATAAGCCACTCCGCCAAATACATGGTCAAGTACCTTGTCTTCTAAATAATCACTAAATCCAGCCATTTTTTATACTCCTAATTATTACCAAAATAATAAATATCTTTTCTGCGTTTGCCATATGTTCTTCTTCTTTGCATTAAAGAACCTTTTGCAAACTCAGCTTTTTCTTGCTCTAGTCTCATTTCTTCTAAAGCTTTCTCGAACTGTGCTGTAAATAGTGGCACTCGTTCATCTTCCATTAAATAGATAGAAGCGTGTTTTAATGATCCGTAAAGGTAAGCATCTGGATATCCTGTGGATAAAAAGTTACTCGTATTAGAATCGCTTAACGCATCTATCTTTCCGTAGTAGGTTAATTGTACTGTATAACTTCCATCTGGGGTAGGTGCAAATTCAATTGAATCATCTACCAATGCAAAGTAAATAGGTTGACCTGTGACGTTATCGTTTGATTTTCTGTATACATCCAATGATTCTATGGATTGTTGAAACAAAGGTGAAAAATCACCGCTATCAATTTGTATGTTTATAGCCTCTAACCAATCAGTTGGTACTGATATGTATTGAGAATCTAGTGTTGCAGTAGCCCTTTTAATCATGCCCTTAACCCTTAATCTGCGGTTAAATTCTGATTCTGTGCTATCAATAAATGTATCAATTACATCTGTTAAATCAGAACGATTTAAAAAATTTGCAATGTTAGATTTTAATTCTGCGTATGTCATAGTTTACCTTGCCATGTTCTAAAGACTTTATTGTCTGAGTTGTTTAACCATCTTCTCCATTGAGACATATCATTGGCCCATCCTTCTCGACACGCTCTTTGATATACCACCAATGGCACTTCTGCCACATGGCGAAGATCTTTACCTGGTTTATGTTCTGCAAGCATTTTGCAATGCTCTATTACAGGGTTTAGATCCTGAGTTGTGTGATAGATGTCTTTATCGTCTTCAGTAATAAACTCATTGGTAAAACCAGTCTTGTGATCTATAACAGTTCTTTTAGCCATGCAAGAATTTTAACACAAAAAAAAGGGATGCCGAAACATCCCTTTAAGGTTCTTAACCTAGAGCTTATGAGGTTGTTAAATCAACTACTGCTCCATGTGCTGCTTCGTTGGATACTTCTAATCCATACTCAACAACGATCATTTTAGTGACTGCATCACCGATTGTTGCAATGTCAACTGTTTTGAAATCACGCAAGTAAGATACTTTTGCCATTTCAGGATCAACCAACAGTAAAGATCTTTCTCTTGATCTGTTTGATGGAACGATTTTAAGTTCACCAAAGTCAGATGAGTAGATAGATACTGATGCTTCAACAGTATTAGCATCAACAAATTGTCTTGCTTGTGAACGACCTGTGAAACCAGAGATAACTTGTTTGTTATGTGGGCCACAAATTGCTATTGATGGTTCACCACCATTTTCAAAGCAAGATTGTAAAACATCTTTTAAAAGAGTTTCTGTTAAAGCTCTTTGAGTTCCGTCTGTTGGAGCTGTTCCGCCGCCAGTAGGAGTTGATCCTGCTGCGTTGTTTACATTAGACTTTACCCAAGATTCAAAAGCACCAGTTTTACGAGCAGTTGTCGCATCACCAGTAGTTTTTCCATTCTTTTGACAAAGAGCTTCTTCCATATCTCTTTTAAGAGCTTTAGACATGATAGCTAGTTGGTGAGCCATTTCTGATCTCTTACCAGCAGGGTCTGAAGACTCTTGTGAGCCTGATACAGTTGCATCTCTTTTTGAAATCATAGCAACATTGCTAACACGAGTAGTTGCAACAGCAGCTGATCTTGAAAGTTCAAAACCTTCTAGTTCACCTGTTGACACTGGACTCGCTAGAGCTTCTGTTTGCCAATCGAAGACAACATTATTAATATTTCTTTTTCCAATTGATGACATAAACGGAGTTTGCATTGGAGAGATGTTGTAAATGATATTACTTAAATCTTCTCTGTCTGAAGTCGCTGTATATGTATCAAATGCGTTTGTTACTTTAGCCATTATATTTACCTATAAAATTATTTTAAAAATTGTTCAAAAACTTTAGCAGCATCCTGGACTTTTCCAGTTTTTGCTAAAACCTGTTTTGCTCTTTTCGCTGGTGCTACTGTTTTCTTTCTGGTAGTTGTTCCAGGTCGGGCTACTCTTGCAGGTGCTTTTTGTGTTGGTTTCTTCTTCGTGGCTTCAACTGTTTTAGAGTTTAACCATGCGTTTCTTAAACCAAGTAAAGCACGATAGTCATAAATTGCATCCATTTCTTGAGGCAAATACCCCAAGACATTAATACCATAGTCGCGAATTGCTAGTTTCTCTTTTTGAGCAACCTCTGCATTTTTCCATTCTGGTATGATTTCAAGAATTTTTTGCTGACCTTCTTGCACTTGTTGTGCAATTTGCTCTTGCTGTTTTGCGTAGGCTTCTTGTTGAAGTCTTTGCTGTTCAGCCTCAGCAGCTTTTAGCTTTTCTTTCTTTTCATCCCAAATTTGTTTTTCGCGTACAAATGCTATCGGATCATCATTGTATAAACTATCCCAATCTGGTTCGTTTACCAATTCGCCCTGTAATTGGGCTTCCATCTTCGGTAACAACTGTGCGTAAATCGCATCTCTTTGAGCAAGCTCTTGGGCTTGTTGCTCAATCGTTTTTCTTTGATTGGCAAGTTCCTGTGTCTTCCTCGTATAATCTTGTTGGCGTGAATAACCATTAATGAGTTCGTCCTGCGTGACCTCTATCTCTGAGCCATCAACTGTGACTCTATAGACGGGTTGCTCTTCTACCTCTTCAACTTCCGTTTCTTCTTCACCATCTTCTTCATCATCAAATTCGAGTTCTTCTTCATCGACAAGCTCTTCGGTATATTCCTCGTCTTGTTCTTCTAATTCATCGATCTCAGGTTCAATGCTTTCAGCTTCCTCTATGACTGCTTCTTCTTGCGTGTCCTCTTCAGGGGCTAAGAAACTTTCAAACGCTGAGGTTGCCTTTTGACCTTCGGTTTGTAAAGCAGTCGGTTTTCCGTTATTGCTCATAAATACTCCTATTTTGTATTTAGGGATATTTTAAACCAATAATGTAGAAAAGGGAAAGTTTTAGGCTATGTTGCGAATTTTGTTAATGTTGGCTTTTGTGAGTTTGCCTTTTTCAGCCATGATACGTAAATGTCTTTCTACTTCGGGGAGAAGTAATAAAGATCTGTGGAAGTCTTCTCTAACCGCAACATCATCAATGCCGCGAGAGTTTAACCAATGAGTTATGTATTCGTTTTTAAGATTTTCTATTGCTTCTTTAAAGACATCAGAATTTAAAATTCTTTCGGCTTCTGCTGCTTTAACTACTTCTTCGTGTGTGACTGACATTTATAAACTAAATAATCCTCTTGGTGTTTGTGGTAATGTTCTGCTTCTACTGATTGGAGATACAATTTCTTCAACGCTAGGCTGGACAAAATTAGAAACTGGTAAGTTGGATAATGTAGTAAAGTTCATTGGCTGAATGGGTTGTGGCACTATCGGTTGTGGCACTATTGGTAACTCAGGCATAACTGGAATATTTGGTATGACTGACATTTGCGGTAAGCCAGTAAAGTTCATGGGTATATTTTGTGCTTCTGGAACAAATGGCATTGGTTCTTTAAAAACTGGTGCTGTAGGCATGACAGGAACTTCAGGCATTACAGGAACTTGTGGTATTTCTGGGGCTGAAGGCATAACTGGTGCTATTGATGGTATATCAATACCACTTAAATCTATATCTTCAAACTTTTCGGTATCAATATCTTTTAATATTTCATCTATATCAATATCAAATAATGTTGGTGTAATATCTTCAACGCCTCTGATATCTCTAATATCTTCAAACCTCGGCAAACCACTAAAATCTAAACCTTGTAAAGAAGGCAACAGTCTAGTTGGGCCTGTTACGCCCTGTGGCGCACTTGGCATCTGTACAAAACCTTCGTTGGGCGCAAATGGAGTTCCTTTGGTTGGGGCTTTAGGCATAACAAGAACTGGGCCTTCGCCAACAAATTTTGGTGTTAAGTCTTCTTGGGTATAACCCATTGGCTGTTCAGGAGAATAACTAACGCCTGGCGCAATGACTTGTTCCATTGGCATACCACCAGCTATTTGTTGTGCATATGCTTGACCAGTTGCGACTGGCCCTGCCATTGATTGTCCTGGTAATTGCCCTGGTATTCCTATTGCCATAATTATTCAGTAATTAGTTTATCTATTTTAGCATCAAGTTTGTCTATTTTGTCCATTAATCTTGAATATTCAACATTGTGAGCATTTCTGGTCACATAGTCTCTAGCTATTTCTTCTCTTGTTTTATTCACTAATATGTCAATCCTTTTTGCTTCGTTTTCATTTTTTCGTATGGAGTAGAACAATGGTGCTATCACCAAAGTTACAAGCATATTCCAAACTACATAAAATGAAAGCTCCATTAGAACTCAATAGCTCCATATATGAGGCCTTGGGCGACCAGCTTCAGTCTTGCTGATATCGAGGTGTATAAATCTTCCATTGCCTTTTTGATTAACTCCAATTCCTGTAAATCCGTAACCTTCTGCTGCGGATACTATTTGTAATGCTTGTTTGTGGCTGCAACCAATATCAACTGCGATGCCTAAATTGTGAGTGCCTGGTTTACTTTTTTTGCTTTCAACTGGATGTTCTGAACATCTATAACCTGAAGTTATAACAAATGGAAAACCTAAGTCCTCTCTAAGCGATTGTAACTTATCTATTAACTCATGTTCAATCTTATTTTCACCACAATGCTTACAAGCAAACTCTTCTAATCTAAAGTTCTTCCATTCAGTCATTTTTTATCCTTATTACTAGCACCAAAGTAGAAAGATATAACTGCTGTAGCTATACCAGTTAAAGAACCAATAATAAGCATGACGATATCATCGCTGGTATCTGGAATAGGAAAAGCTGTTATATAAAAGATATAACTCATAAAACCTGCCATAGATAAAACACCTAATATAGTGGGTGTTAAATCGCCTGAAAATTTAGATCTAGCATCTTTTCTATCGTCTACTTCAAGTGCAAAGATATCTACATCTAATTCTTTCATTTGAACTTCAAATTCTTTTTCACATTTTTTTAGTTCAATCATTTGATCTGCGGTTATATTTTGCATTGCCTTTTCTATTTCTACTGGATTGTTTTTTACACCTAGAACTGTAGAAAGTATTTGACCAGCTTGTCCGCCCAATGGCCCACCTATAGCTGCGCCTAGTGTTGGAGCAAGACTGCTTACTATGTTTTTAATTTTGTTTAGTTTCATTTTTCTTTTTTAATTCCCTCTCTTGTAATAAGAGTTTTAATTCGTGCCACCTGTAAAACCTTTTATTAACATCATCCCAAAACATTCCTTTGTAATCCCATATTTCATTCGCTGACATTTTGTTCCTTATTGTGGAGTTTAATAAAATACTCTGCATCGACTAATGCCAATGGCTTAGTATTGTTTCTCTTTATTATAACCAAAGGTTCGTAATCTTTACAGTTAGTACAAGATTGCTCATAGGCTTTCCAAACATTAACTGCTTGTTGGTTTTTGCACTCGATTGAGTAGGGGAATTGTTTGCGTGATTGTACGCCCATAATGACATCTTCGCCTGAAGATCCCATGGGTCTTGATTCTAAGTCTTCTGGATCAAATCCAAGTATAGCTACAAGTTTATCAACAACCCATTGCTGTAACTTTCTGCCCTTGGCTTTTGCCGAGGATGGTTTCACAGATTAATTTATGTAAATTATTTATCTTTTGGTTTATCTTGAAGCTCGTCAGTTTGCTCATCAATGTTTTCAACAACTGTATCAATTACGCCTTCGTAAGTTTCGGTTACTGTGGTAACAAGGCCACTAACATCTTGCAAAGCTGCACTTGAAAGATTGCCTGCTGTTTTAACAGTTGTATCAACTGTAGTCATAGCAATATCTTTGCCA